TGGCTATACAGCAATTCAGGGTATGGCGGACGTGTATTTGGGCCGATATGGCAAAAAAATAGGGGAGGGTGTCGATGATCTCCTGGATTAAAGTGTTTGAATTTCTAAAGGGCAATTGGCTGCCGGTCATCTTGGTCCTCATAATTTTGGCTCTTTTGGCTAACACCTGTATTTCGTCTAGGGCAGAAAAAATCAATCTACTCAAGACCCAAACTGACTACGTGGCCAAAATCGAGGATATGCGCGAGCTAAAGGACGAGGAATTCAGGAAACGAGCCGAAATAGCCAAAAAGTATGAAACCCTGATTGAAGAAATAACTGCCAAATACGAGCAGGATAGAGAAACCATTGCCCAAAGGGAACGTCTGCATATGGACGAAATTTTGGAGCAATATGGCGGGAATCCGGATGCGTTAGCCGATCATTTGGGCGACGTGTTTGGGTTTGATGGAGTTACCGAAAATGACGAAGAAACTGATTGAACTAATTGCATTTATCCTGATTTCGCTGATTTTGTTCGTGCCGCTTTCTGTACAGGCCGAACCCGCCAGTCTTGGCATTCTGGAAGGTGAAGTTGCCCCATGGACCGGTGTTTTGCTGAATGAGGAGGCTGTGGCAAAAATCATCTCGGATAAGGAAACCCAAGAAGAGAAGTGCAGCCTGGAGATATGGAAAACCGAGAGCATGATGGAGGTCGAGTGTTCCCTAGTTACGGAGAACCTGGAACTTTCGCTGGACACACAAAAGGCAGAGTGGGAGCTAATCCTGTCGGTCAAAGATGGGGAGCTTGAAACCTTGCGGGAGATAGCGGCGCAGGGAAATAACGAAATCTGGTGGCTAATTGGTGGCGTTGGAATCGGTGCCGTGGTCGCTGGAGGAATTGCTGCGGTTGCCGTGGCAGTTGGTGGATAAATGATGGACCCCCAGGCTAGAATCGCTGCAATTGAGATAGAAATAGCCAAAAAATATGGACCGATGGCTACCCAAAACCCCGAGCGATGGTGGACGGCCGAAGACGAAGTTGCGTACATGAAAACCAAGGGCGATGCGGTCCCCGAGAAGTACAAGAAGAGCATAAAGGAGCGGCGGGACGGCTTTTTGGCTACTCGGCGCCTTCTGCATAAAGCCGACAACAGCCCCGAAAGAACGTGCCCGGTCTGCAGCACATTTTCCTTTGCCTCCAACGACGACGTCTACATGAGTAAATTTGGAACGTGCTTTAGGTGCTATGTTGCCTATATAGAAGGAAGAGAAGAGCGTTGGGAATCCGGCTGGAGACCATCTGACACAAGGAAAGTAAGCAATGAAGATTAAAATGGGCAAATTGAGAGAACTCATAACTGAAGAGATTGTGTCGTTCAAGGCCGCCCCTCCACGCAAGCATAGTGAGGAGATTTTGGGCGAGATGAAGACAAAACTCGGGACGGTTGTTGAGCTTCTGAAAGAGCATGAAGGTTCTCTGTACTTTTCTGAAGTTGAGGAAATCGTGCAGAAAATTGATGAAATAAGAGTGATTATGGAGGCCAAAAATGGCTGATACAGTTGAAATCGTGAAGGTGTTGAACCAGGCCGCCTCTATGGCTTACGACGGAATGTTTGCCGAGGAAGTGCCCAAATTCAAGACCCGGAAGGAAGAGTTTGATCTGAACAGCACCGAAGGAAACACCGAAATTGAGGGGTGGGGCGTCAAGATTTCAGGAAAAACAATGAGGGTCACGTATCATAAGGGAATCATGCCAGATGAAGTTTCGGACGGCAATTATGAGAAGGAGGTTTCCAACAGATTCGCCGACTTCATTAAGGATGTTCTGAAGCCTGCATATCGGAAAGGGCTCAAGGAGACTTTGCGCCTGAAAGATGTTGGGAACTTGGAAGTCATTATTCAAAACCTTACACCCACACACTTTTTTGCGATGGCTTTTCAGGATTACACCATCGAGAACATGAATCTTGAGTGGAACGAGATGATTCGTAGGGGAGCGAGCGACCACAAGAGCGAAACCATGGAGAATCTTTTCGGCTTTAAGAGCTTGGTGTCAATAGCAAAGGGATGAAGTGGTCGTAAGAAGGCAGCTGGACAAACAGATCCGAGACAGAGAATTCTTGCGGTGTGGTAAGGACGTTGTCTACTTTTGCCGGAATTATGCCAAGATCATGCATCCACAGAGAGGGTACATCCCCTTCGATCTGTACGACTATCAAGAGGAGTCGATGCATGCCTTCAACAACAACAATCACAACATCATCCTGAAGGGCCGCCAGCTTGGGATGAGTTGGTGCGTTGCCGGCTATGTTGCCTGGTATATGCTGTTCAGGCAGGCAAAGACGGTTCTGGTTCTGGCTACCAAAATTAAGGTGGCCTCCGAATTCATTAAGAAAATTCAGGACATCTTCGAGAACCTGCCACCATGGATGTTTGAGCTGTGTGGCGGGTACAAGCGAAACAATCTGCAGCTCATCGAACTTCAGAATGGTAGCCGCGTAATCGCAGAGGCCACAACGGGCGACGCCGGACGGTCCTACTCGGTTTCTCTCCTGGTTGTTGATGAGGCCGCGATTGTTGAGAATCTAGAGGACAAGTGGAACTCTCTCTGGCCGACCCTAAGCACAGGTGGTCGCTCCATATTGTTGAGCACCCCCCTCGGCGTAGGAAACCTTTTTCACACCATTTACACTAAGGCCATAGCCAACCTCATTGATTTCTACACCATACGGCTGCCCTGGAGTGTTCATCCTGAGCGTGGTGAGGAGTGGCTAGCTACCCAAAAGAGCATGATGGATAAGCGGCAGTTTGCCCAAGAGCATGACTGCAGCTTCCAGGCATCTGGCCATACAGTGATAGATAGTGAAGACATCCTAAGAATAGAGCAGGAGCAGGTTCTGGAACATGTTCGTCGCGGCGGCATGGACCTGAATGTGTGGTACTGGGCAAATTACGACGCAGCCCACACTTACCTGATCACGGCAGATGTGGCCCGAGGTGATGGGGAGGACTTTTCAACTGCAGAGGTAATAGATCTGACGACAATGGAGCAGGTGGCCGAGTATCAGGGTAAAATAACCTACGATATGTTCACCGAGGTTCTGTTTTCGCTTGGCCTGGAGTTTGGAAATTGCCTGATGGTTGTTGAGAACGCGATGCTTGGAACTGCGGTATGTACCAGGCTTATCGAACGCGGCTACAAAAATCTGTACTACAACGAGAAGGGCTCACACAAATTTGTCGAGCAGTACATGGCTGAGGGCTTGGTCAACGTTATAGCAGGCTTCACAACCTCTATGATTACGCGGCCGCTCATTATCAACAAGCTGGAAGAGTACTGTCGGCGCAACGTGATCAAGATAAGATCGAAAAGACTGATTGAAGAGATTAAAACATTCATTTGGAAAGGTCAAAAGCCTACGGCAATGCAAGGAAAGAACGACGATCTAGTCATCGCCTTTGCCATTGCGTGCTGGGTGAGGGATACGGCCATTGAGAAGAGTGGGCTGGACGCCGAGTATACAAAAGCTGCCCTGGAATCGATTAGTATTTCCCGAAGTGTCCTGGCAGAAGAGGAGATGAGGCGGGTACGGATGCAAAATTCTCGCTATCAGCATTTAGTTAACGAAACCAAGAAACACGCTTGGGTTTTGATGTAAATTGGAAAGACAATAATGATGGGTCAAGATGTCGGCAGATTAAAGAATCAGTATTACAACAATCCAAAGAACCCCGAGAATAAGCTGTTCAAGGCACTTACTCGGATTTTCTCTGGACCGATGGCGAATTATAAGCGCCTTCTGCCACACAAAGAAAAGCGCAACGCCTACAACAAATACTCATTCCGTAGTCTGTCTGGCGCACCGTTCAACAAGAACAACTACAACCCATACAGCCAGCTACAGACCAGGATTTTGGCAGAACAGGGCCGCTCAGATCGATACAACGACTCCGAGCAGATGGAATACGACGCCTTTATCGGACGGGCCCTGGACACCTACGCTCAGGAAATGTGCACGTTCTCCGATTTGGAAGAGTTGCTCAAAATCAAGTGTGCCAACGAAGAGATCAAGGATATTCTATACGAGCTGTTTTACAACGTCCTGAACATCCCCGGAAACTTGTACCAGTGGGCCAGAGCTACCTGCAAATACGGCGACTTCTTTCTATATTTGGACGTGCAGCCAGACAAGGGCGTGCGAAATGTGGTCGGCTTGCCGGTACACGAAGTAGAGAGAATTGAGGGTGAGGACGAGACCAATCCAGGGTATGTGCAGTTCCAGTGGAATACTGCCGGCCTGACATTTGAAGCTTGGCAGGTTGCACACTTCAGGATTCTTGGAAATGACAAATACGTGCCCTATGGGATGAGTGTTCTCGATTCCGCCCGTAGAGCTTGGCGCCAAATGGTCC